CTAAAGATTGACTAAACGTTTTATTTTGAACTGGATAAGTAAAAACGCTATTATCTGCATCCCACTCAATAGCACCAAGTTTTTGACTTTCCGTAGTTGTTGGTTTAACTATATTGTAAAATCCGTACGCTTCAAGTTCGCTATCTGATAGAGTATTAAATCCACCAATAATTTTTCCAAAACTTTTTGGAATTGAATTAAAGGTTTTAATCGTTCCGTTATCTAATTGTAATCCTTTCATAATTTTATATTTTAACTTGGTGTTGCATCACTTACATAAGCACTTACTGCATAATTAAAAACCGCAGTTGCTGAATCGTCTACACATTGAACTTGTATTAAGTTTGTTGAGCCACCTGCATAATCTACTGCTCCGCATTTATTGAACGTTTCACTTGTCCCTGCATTACTATCGAATGTAATTGTTTGCGCTCCTGTTAGATTATAAATATCTATTGTTTGCCCTGCTTTAAAATTTGTAAAATCAAACTCAATAGCACCACTTAAAGACCCACTCATTACAAAAACAGCACCTGTCGACCAGTCCAAAGTATAAGCACCTGTCAAGGTTGAAATTGTAACCGCTGCGGTATATCTATTTTCTAATTTGTCGTGTGTAACATTATCATTTAAAATCTTTGCTGTTGTTACTGCATTTGATGCAATAGTTAAAGCTGCCGAACCTGTAACATCACCAGAATGGTTTGCGTTTGTTACTTTGGCAGTGTTTGCTGTTATTGCTGAATTGATTGCATTTGCTAGTTTATCTGTCGTGACCGCATCGTCTGCTATTTTTTGAGTACTAATTCCGCCATCAGTCAATGAAATTGTAACTGCTCCAGTTGCTGAATCTCTTGCTATCGGTGCTGTTGCTGTTATTGAATTGACGTCTCCTGCGTCGTCTGCATATAAATCCTCAGTCATTGAATTAATCATAGAAAAGGCCGTTCTTAACGGTGTCCCTTGTCCAGAGTTAGCGGTTGATATATCTATTACTTGTCTTGCCATTTTTTATATTTTAAAATACTGTTTGATCTGCTGTGTATTGTGTTGTGTCTGCTGAAATTAAAGTGGTGTCTGCTGTAAAGTTTATTTGATCTGAATTGAAAGGATAAACTTGTCCCCATCCAAAAGCCTTACCTACATAACCCCACCAACTTATTTCGTAAATTTTTCCGTAACCGCTCATAATACCCAGTCTATTACATAAGATTCATAATTCGGTGAAACGTCCTCTCCAGAATTTGAAAACCACTCTGGAAAGTTTGATGAAGCATATTGACTCATATGATCCAAAAATCTCTCTGTGTAGCTTTCCGCTCTGTCTCTCTCTATTTGAACAAGCTCTTTGACTTCTTCAGAAGTAGCCTCAGAACTGTTCTCTGAAGTGTGCTTGTAAATTCCTTTATTTGAAACCATATAAGCTCCAGACTTTAAATATTCCGAAATCGTCAAATGAATTAAAATAGGTTTTATATAGTCATTTAATAGATTAGCGTGATTTGTTGGAATAGCTGTTCCTTGCCCTATAAGAGATGTAATTGCATTTACATAGTAATTATATAAGTCCGTTCCAATAACCTCTCTGAGGTACTGAGTTTGGCTTAAATGAAGTGCTGGAGTCAAACGATCCGCATCTAGATTTCCGTCAATTATAGGAGACCGTCTTACGATGTCCTGTTTAGTACAAAATAATACTTCTGCCATCTATTTATTTGTTATGCCTCGGCTTGCTGGAGTCTTTTGTGCGCTTCCAGATCCAGGGGGTTGTTTAAAAGGTGTGTTCGCCACTTTCTTATCATTTTCAAAACTGTCAGTTTTAGATTTTGGTAAGAATTTACCGTCTTCTCTTTTTCTAAAGAAGACCATTCTGCGCCAACGATGGCGGCAGTTATTTCCGCCAGCAAAAAGAAACAAATCGTAAAAAGTCTCATTAGATTTTGCTAGTCCTGGATTAGGTTCTAATGAAGAAAGTTTTTCAATGTCTTCAAACCTGTAAAGCATTCCATATTTTCCTGTGTTTCGTTTCATCATGTCCTGGCAAAACTTACGCTCTGGATTTTCGTTTCCGTCGTATTTATATCTTAAAATATAAAGCCCTTGATCGTATTCGCTTTTGGCTGTAGTGTCTGGATCAAAAGAAAATAGTTTTGTGGCTTGCTTCTCTAAAAGATTAAGGTTTTTTTGAGCTTGCTTTTCGTCTTCAATACTTCCAGCGTCTTCTTCTTCTAAAAGTTCCCACTCTTCGCCTAAGTCTTCTCCGTATTTCTCAATGTTTTTAAGAATAGCTTCTTCATGCTCTATAGACATTTCTGGTTTGTCGCTTGAAAGCTTTTGTCCTGTCTCTTCTTCTTTTTGTTCTTGAGTCACTAAAACTTCATCTGTGAACTCGATAGGAGTAAGCGTTTGAACATAGATTTTAAGAGCGATTCCATTAACTGCTAATATTTCATCTATAGCGTCAATGATATCGTCTTGATATGGTTTAATCACTACGTTTTCAAATAGATTATGAGCGTTTTTAATCTCTTCCGAATTTGATCCAAGACCATTCCCAGCATCTCTAATTCCAACCAGTAAAGGAGAAGTGATTCTATTGGCTAAAAGAAGCTTTTTAGTACACTCTTCACTTACATAAGAATAAATGTCAACGGAGTCGGCTGCGTTTATGTCTTCAATGGTTGTCTTATTCTCTGGCGAATCACTAAAAGAAACAATAATCTTCTGGCCATTTACTCCTGTGAGCTTGTCCATAATCTCGGACTTGATCATTTGCTGCTTTTCAAGGGTCGGTATTCCGTTTGACAGGGATATGAGTTTACCAGAACTGAAATTTTGCTCAACTTGATTAACTAAATAAGTCGACACTAGGCCTTCAAGCTTTGAATAATTAATTGAAGACACGAAATCTGGCGGTGAGTAGTAATGCATTGAGGGTATAAACCTTCGAATGATATATATTTCATTATTAGCTCCAGAGCCAAAGACTGGAATCCTAGTTATTTTGTCCCCTTCTTTATGTTCGCTCCATTTAGGGCAATAATAGTAAGCATTTATATGCCCTTTGTCATCGCACTTTTCAGCCCTTAAAGTCTCCCTGTTAAAATGTGATACTTTGACCACCTTTTTTCCACTATATGAAACTTGTATAGCAGCCTCACCGAGTAGCTTATAATCTAAACAAATGCGTTTAAGGTCTTTGGATTTAAATAAGCCTTTAAAAGCTGCAAATTCGTCTGGTCTTCTGTTAGCGTCAAGAGCAGAGAATCCCTTTCCATAAATTTGACCGACTACTCCAGTAATAATTGAGTTAGTAGTCGGAGAGTTTAGATAGCAGTCAATGATTTCTGTGTAAAAATCGTTGTTCTCTCCATATCCGACATAATCCGAATGAGGGTCTTCATAAATCTCTGGCGTTTTATACGCTTCTAATTTTAAAACATGGAAATCGCTATTCATAAACTAGATAATCATTAGAGGCACTATTGTTTGTGATAAACTTGCCTGTATTTGGTGAGTATGTGCTGGCTGGTTGATTGGTTGCAAAGATTTTATCTCTGAACAATACCGAGCTTGTCGCTGTGTTTGTTACCTCTAGTAAATAGGTTTGATCTTTAGTGGCATCTAAGCCTAGACTTGCTGTGTAAGTATAATAATACTTTAATGCTGTCAAGCTTGTAACTGTTGCAGAGTGAACCTCTTTGTTTTCTTGTTCGTTCTTGATCACTACTTTAAAGATTGCAGCCCCTGTCGCTGTGTAGCTTCTAGGGATTATATTTAGTGTGTGGCTTGATTGTGTTCTGTCTAAAATGATCATTTACTCAGATTTAAAAGTGCCTTCGCCTACATTGTAAATCTTGTTTTCTTTTAAAGCATCAAACTGCTTTTTGTCTAATAATTCTAAAACCTTTTTTTCGCTTACACTATCAAAGTGATGACTGTGTAAAGGTTTAAATGAGTATTGTGTTTTTTTGTCTTTCATTGTGTTTCTTTAAGATGTTTTGAAGGGCTGCCTCATTAAGATAACAACCCAAACAAAACACAAAATTTAAGAGTTTGTCCCTACCGTTATTGTCGGAGAAGCAGAACTCATTCCTGCAAATGGTGAAACAGCAGTTGCTCCATTTATAAAGTCTGGAGCTGAAGCTTCTTCACTTACAAACTCAATTACTGAACCACTCATGTCACCCCTGGAATCTCCAGAACTGTGTGTGATCGAAGTAACTGTCACTCCGTTTTCTTTACCTAACAAAAACGCACTAAATTGGCGGTCTTGGACAACGATACTATTGCGTCCGAAAGCCATAAGCTTTAATTCAGCAGTATCTTCTTTTGATAATTTTGGAAGCGTTACAGTCAAGACAGTACTATAAAAAGTTGTCCCTGTATCTTTTGAGGTTGTCGCTGTTGTTGTAAACGAGTTCCCAGTTCCGTTAAGATCGTATTTAAACGCTGTAAACGTTCCAGCCATGTTTGAAATGGCGTCTGAAGCAATAGTGATTGCACCGTAAGGCGAAACCCCATTTGTGATAAAAATTGACGAAATACCACCTTGGACATCGTTGCAATTTATCGCTCTTCCCTTTGTTACTAAACAAGCCATAAAATTGATTTTTAAATAGTTAGGGGAGTTGCCCCCCCTTTACTATTGGTTAATTATGCGTAATAAACTATCTCTGATCCTATGCCTAAAGCAACTCCAGCAGAACCTCTAAGGATTACTCTAGAATTTTGAGATCCATTTATTGGGCCTAAATCAATTATAGACGCTTGATTTAACTCATTATAAAGCGATGAGCCGAAGATCAAGTTTGATTTTTTACTTGCAAACATATCTCCGCTTGTCATTCCTGGGCATAAAACGACAGGAATGCCATCAAAATAAAGCTCCTGTTGGTTTTTATACCATTGAGACATTTTGTCGTCAACACCACTAGTTGCATTTGATCCATTAACCGCACCAAAACCGCCCAAACTTCTCACGAATGATTGATACACAGATGTACTAAGATAAAGGCTTAAATCTTCAGCACCATAAACAGTTGATGGAATTGCATCAACCACTTTTCCTAGTTCAGTTGTTACATTAACCGCAGTAATAGCAGCTTTAGCTACGTCAACAACGTCTCCGTTTGCTGCTGCTAAAACTTCAAAGCCATCAAAAGGTAAATTTCCTGCTGTTGTTCCAGACCAGATTGCTGTCTCAACACTAGCAGCAGTTTTTTCAACTACATGCTCAAGTATAAATTGACCTAAAGTTTGAGGCATTGTTGAGCTGATACCTTTCATCTGTAAAGATTCCCAACCGCTTCTGTAGTTTTTTGCACAAACTTCAAGATTTACTTGAATTTCTTTTGGCTCAAGTATAATCTCTGTAGTTGTTAAAGTTCCACTAGCATCAAAGTCACAAGTTCCTGGCTTAATTAAATTAGCGTCAGAGCTTAAAACTTGGATTACTTCTTTAAATTGAATGTTGTCTTTGATTTCAATTTTTCCGCTATCTAGTGATTTTCCAGATAGAAGTGCCGCTGACAAAATGCCAGAACTGGCTTTTCCGCTGTAACTTGTTGTAATATTATGGGTTGTCCCTAAATCTACTTTCATTTTTCTTTTTTTTATATATTATTATTATGATTCACTAGCCCAAACACCGTCTCCGCCTGTAATATACCAGCCAGTTAATTCAACAGCTTTAAGAGTACACCAGTCGCCTGTTGTTGCAGTTGCTTTAGTGTTGATCCAGTCTTTGTTTACTACTCCGCCAGCTTGTACAGCAGCGACAGTTCCGTTGACTGCGTCGGCTGCATTTGGAGAGATTGTGATTATGTTGTTTCCGTCTGCTCCTGTGTTACGAAATGTAAATTCAGCACCAATGTTTTCTGCTGTGATTTTTGGAAGTGTGACTACTTTGGCGTCTGTTGCGATATTAAATTCGCCTCCAGCCTGGTTTGCAGCAACGTCTTGAGTATCTGTAACAGTAATCTGTTTAGATCTAGCTCTTAGGACGTCGTTACTTGTATTGATTGTATTTGACATTTTTTATATTTTATTGGTTGTAAATCATTTGTCTGATTCTGCCTATGTGAGAATTATCATTTTTTGGTAAGTTCATTTTCTGCTCAGTTGAAGCCTCTGGATTGTGAGCAATAGGCTCAACAACTTCAGCAGACAATTCAAGGTCAGCAGTCTCTTCACTTACTTTGTTTTTTTCTATAAGGTTTTTGATTTCTTCAATCATAAGTTTAACCTCTGAAACTTCTTCTTTAGTAGCATAAACCACTTGAGTCGATTCGGTTTTAGATTTAACTTTAGCTTCTTCAGCTTCAGCTTCAACAACTTCTTCTTCTGCTACTTCTTCAGCAGGAGCTTCAGCTTCTTCAGCGTCTTTGATCTCAGCAATCAAACCTTCTTCGACTACTGATAAGATTTTGCCATCTTCCAAAGTGTATTCACCGACAGGAAGAGCGATTTTCTCACCTTCTTCACCTACGATAAAAACTTCTTTGTCAGCTACAAACTCTTCAGCTTCGATTTCCGTACCGTTATCCAACTTCATAGTCGCTAACGCTACTTTTTCTTCAGACAACTCGAGACCGAGTACATCCTTAATTTGGTTTAAAATTTCTGTTGCTTTCATTTATTAAAATGTTATACTCTAAAAACGTTTGAGTAAAACATATTCGGTCAAAATCAAGCAACTATTTTTACACTTTACCTATTCCCTGGGCGTGCATACTTCCGTCACAACACTTGGAATCGTAGGTTTTGAGGTCTTTACATAAACAACCACGCTTTCCTCCCTTTGGAGAAGTGCGACTAACTGTCTTTTGTTGTTTTTTATCCTTATACATCGCCTTCTTTTAAAATTTCACTAATGGTGTCGATAAACTCTTGAGCAGAAGCTTCTTCTTTTAAAGTTTTGTCTTTGGGCCTTTGTTCTAATTTTGAGGAAAAATAAGCTTCAATAGAAAAACCTTTAACCTTTCCAGTTTTTACATAGTTATTCCAAACGTCTTCTGAATTGACTTTCATGCTAACCATCCAAGTTCCAATAGGGGCATTTAAACCATAGTGTCGTGACTTATCTTGTTCGCCCTCGACTATCCAACTCTCAACAACAGTAAGTCCCTCTAAGGGGCTTTGATGCTCTAGTGTAGTATTTGACTGATTGCCTTTTATAAAAAACAACTCAGAGGCTTTACGAACTGTCGAAGCGGAGAAAAATATATAATATTCGTCTTCTTCATTTTTACGATAGATCGGACGGTTGGGAACTAAGGCAGCGCCCATTAAAATCCGTTTCTCTTTGTCCTGTTCGGCAAATTTTACTTCTTGATTTTTTAGAGCAATAAAAGATTCCTCGGTCGCTGGAGATTCGACTATTGAAATCGCAGAAATTCCGTTGTCTTCTTCTAAATTATCTTCGTCTAGTATTAATTCTATTATTTT